TGAGCATTGTAGGCAAGTCTAAAGGCATCTACAGCTTGTATGGTTGTATAGGTTACATCTTCGGCTTCTTTAGGATAAGTTGTAACATAACTTGTAATAAAGCCAGAGAATATCGGATAGGTAATAGAGTTATAGGTAGCAGTAATCTGCACCTTCTTCATAGGTGTTAAATATGTGTAATACGGACTAGATGTATTTTGTGGGTTGAAATCGCCATTCTGATCTATGATGCGTAGAGATAGCGTGCCTGTTTGAAATTCATCGCTTAATGGGTTACGACCTCTAGCAGTTTCTATCTTGTCTATTTGATTTGATACATCGACAATTACAGCTGCGCTATCTGCTAATACGTTTGTGCCTAAAATACCTGATCCAATTAAAAAAGCCTGTGCAAATGATGGGCCAGTACTAAAGTTAATTACTGCATTAATTGTAGGCACAGCCATTATAGACCGCCAGCAATTCCATACGATACGCCAGACTTCTGGGCTATCTGTAAACTTTCTGCTATTAATGCTGCAAATCTATCGCCTGTAGCAGCTGTATCTACTGTAATCGTTAAATTGGCCATAGATGCCTCTTCGCCACGTCTAGCAAAGCTAGGGTCGAATATACTGCCACCTAATGTGCCTGTAATGCCGCCACCACCACCGCCAGTGCTAATTGTGCCAGCACCAGTTAATGAATCTAAACCAGGTATATCAAATCCTTTAACGCTCATGCTAGTTAAAAATGCTGCTATCTTGGCGTTCATAAGTTTTACAGATTCTAAAGCTTGGTCATAAGTAGCAGCTAATCTTGCAGCTGCTTGGGCTGCAGCCAATTCTGCTAATGCTTTCTTTGCTAATGCTTCATCGTTTTTCTCAATAGCAATAAGGCCTCTAAGTCTTGCCTTTGTTTCTTCATCTACTGTTTCACCTAATGCTTTTTGTAATCCAATTAGAGTTACGTTGAATTGCTCGGCAAGTTTATCTACTTCTGTTTTTTTCTTTAATTGATCGTTTTCAGCCTTACGTAATGTAGTGGCACTCTTAATGGCTCGTGCTTCTAATACTCTTTGTTGAGCGGCAATTCTAGTAGCCGTTCTTTCTTGGCCACCACGATCAACCTGTGGTATAGCCCCTCGGCCTATTTCTCTAACGCCAGGTATAATTGCGCCTAATATTGGTATATTTCTAATATCAAATATATTGCCAACGCCAGGTATATTTGTTAATTCTTTTAATTTACTGCCTATTTTTCCTAAACCTACAATTACCTCACTGGTAGCTGTGGCAAAGTTTTCCATGCCTTCGGTTAAGCCTTCTATAGTGTTATCATCACTTAATAAAGTTAGGGAATCTAAAATACCCTTACCAATAATCTCTTGGGCATCGGCAGATGCAACAGCCAATAGATCCATCTTGCCTGCATAAGTAGTTAATCTAGCGGCTGATTGACCTGAGAACTTCTTGTTAAGTTCGGCCATGATTGCATCCATGTCGCCAGTCTTTAACAAAGTCTTATCTAAGCCAGCACCTAATCTGCTAAGTCCTGTGGTATTGCCTGCATAGGCACGTGATAATGCTGTAGTAACGGCTGTTAATGATTTGCCAGTACCAGCGCTTATATTTAGAGCTGTATTTAATGCATCTTGGCTAGTAGTAATTGAGCCTGTAATAGTTAATAATTGCTGAAAGGCTGGTCTTAACTGGTCATCTAATACGCCTGTAGTCTTTTGTAGATTGGCTATGTAAATTTCTATGGCTGGTGAACTGAACTGGTAGCCAGTATTTTTTAATTGTTGCTCTAAGGATTTGGCTGCTTGCTCATCGGCTGCAAATGCTTTAACAGCTGCTTTGCCATATCTAGTTAATGCTGTTACTGAAAATGCTGCAGCAAAGGTTTTGGCGAAACTTTTAATTTGTTTATCAAATGCTGATACTTCTTTTTTACCCTTTTTTAATCCTTTGTTATCAAAGGTGCTTAATGCCGATACTACTAAGGTTGGCACAATTACACTCCCCTAAATCCACGAGCTGATCGCTCTTTGTAGAATCCAAGCACTTGGCCTTTTTTCTCTAATGGTAATTTTTTGTAATACTCAAATATGGCTTCATCAATAGCCTTTTGAATTCCCTTGTAAGCATCGCCCTGCTCTTCTTTCCAGGCTTTGTAAATTACTCGACCTTTGTTTTTACGACCTCTGCGACCTACTGAACCTGCCATAGTTGCATCTTCTACTTGTGGTAATGCAGCTATAAATTGGATTCCAGCATTAGGGTTTAATGATGCCCCTTGTGATCCGTCTGTCTTACGGCCTGCAGTTTCATAAATAGCGCCAGGTGCAGACTCATTAGATACATAGTTGTAAACGCTATACCCTTTTCTGTTTTTCTTATTAGGGCCTAACTTATATTTAATGCCTGCTCTAGCTGTGGCTTGATCGTATGCAGGGAATGGCCTGCGCTGACCTTCTTGTGGCTCTGCCTGTTTTAGCCAGCCACTTAACACATTTTGATTGCTAGGTAAATTTTGTTTAGCCTTAAAGGTTGTTTTAAGCATGGGCGCTTTAAGGCTAGCCCTTACATTCTTATACATGTCTTCATCTATTTCATCAATAGCTTTAAGAAATTCTCTAACGCCGTTTACGACTACTGGCATTTTTCAACTCCTTAGCTCTATCGGCAAGTACTTGCATAATTGCCCTGAACATTTCTGTGTCCATATTGATAAATTCGCTAGGCGCTATCCCTGTTTCGATCGATAGGCTGGCTATCGTATAGAGTAAAGAATCACGCCCTACTATTTTTTTTCTTCGTCTAATACCTCTACAGTATCTAAGCTGTCTATAAACTCGATACCAAACACGGGTACAGTTACGTTAGCCCTACGTAAACACTCATGCGCTAACCAATAAATCTCGGTTTGACGTTCATGCTCACGTAGGACTTTGCTAATACCTGATCCGTACTTTAACTCGAAAGCGTACTCGACACCTGGTGTTATCTTGTGCTCTGTGACTTCACCATTAGCCCTTGTTATCTTTAGCTTTGCCATTATTGCTCCTTAATTAAGGTGTTGTATCTACTACTATAACTGAGTTACAAGTAAATGTAATCGATTGAGTTGAGATGTCGCCGACAGCGCCGTTAAGATCTTGTGTGTTATTGACAAGCACTGTAGTTTGATATTCTGGGTTTGTAGTGCTGATAGCTGCACTGGTGCGCTTGATTGTTAGTGGCACTGTTGTACCAAAAGCTGCCTGTAGTGTTGCGGTAACTGCACCTGATCCGCTTGCTGCATCATTATTTAATAGATCTAGTGTAATAGTAGATGCCTCTAAGCCCTTTACGAACTTGTGAGCGGTATCGCCCATTGCTGTAATTTCTAATTCATCAAAACTGCGGTTAATAGTAACCCCTGTTACATATGTTGATATATCAACACTGTTAAGAGTAACTACCGCACCATTGGATAAAAATACGGCCATTAGTCTTGCTCCTCTTCTTTTTTGTAAGCAGGTTTTTTAACCGCTACTGGTGTGTCTGTAATCTGACCTGACTTGGCCAGAAAGTTCTTTTCTTCTTCTGTTAAACCTTTATATGCCATTTTAACTCCAGCTCGTTAGGATTGATACTGTTATTTCTGATACTAGCAAATCACCACTAGCTGCATTAACGATTGCTGGTGCAGAAACGCTTGTTATATTCATCTGATAGGTTGCAGCACCTAATTTGGTTACTACTGCTACAATATAATCTTCCATGCCTGCTAGATTGCCTTGATTATCTAAAGCAGGTTTAGTTATTAAAATTTTGAAATTTGCTAAAGGTGAGATACTTACTTCATCATTATTTGTAGGTGTTATGTAAGGATCGCCTGGGGTGATAACCACGCTGTTTGCGAGCAGAGTACTTGGCGGAAAAGCAAAGACTGACCACACGCCAGCGTTAGTAAGGGTTGTGGCTAGTGTGCTACGTAGTGTGGTAATCGCAGCTGGCATATTAACCTACCAGTGATGCAGGTGCTGAATATGGCTGGATGAGGCCACGCACTCGGTTAATCAGCTGATAACCCATCCGATAAGGGCTAGCACTGACCCCATCCATGCCTACCCCACCAGTCTGGCTAACTTGTCTAGCTTGCCATATATCGACAGCCAAAATCATAGCTGCCTCTCTGATTGCAGGTATCACAGCATAATCATCTTCTTTAGTATCTTGGCCACTTGCTTTGCCATATGGAAGGATTCTATGAAATGGGTCGTTTGCGTGTACTTTGGTAAATTGAATAAATGAATAGCCATTAGGCCATGAGTAATTATAAAAAAAGTTATAAAATGTGTTTGCTATAGATACTGGAATATTTGATCCAGGTATTGTGCCAGTAATTACATGCTGGCCACCATAGATACTGCCACAGCCTTCTACGCTTATTGTTTGGCCTTTTACATATATGCCTGGGTTTGCTAATACTAATGTGGCTACATTGTCTTGTAATCCAGCGGCTACTACTGGTGCATCATTAAACCACAAATATTGATTTAATAAATCTTGTGCTGTTTGGCAGACTTCTTCAACTGTAGCCGAAGTGTAGAGTGAACCAATACCTAAATTACTGCGTAACTCAGCTTCGGTTACATATGTGGCTGGCATCTCTACTCCTTATCTAAAAAAGCTCCCCTGGGGCTAGGGCTACTAAACCCCAGAGGATTATTACTTGGTTATTAGGCCTTTGCGTACTTGATGATTCCGTAAGGCATCTTGGCGATTGTTGCCATAAATCCGTAGATCGCAACTTGTACCTGTAGGTTAGATACAACGTTTACAGACATGTAAGCCTGTGGTGAGCGATATACAGTGAATGCTTCTGGTGCAAGGATGATTGCAGATAGATCATCAACAGTAGTTACTGAGAAGTTCTTGTCTACATATAGATCTAAGCCAAGTACGTTTCCACGGATTGAGCGTGGGCCAACTTGTCCAGCTGCGTTCATTGGTTGAATTGCATTGTAAATTGGTCGCTTTGTTGAATCAACAGCACCCATTAGTAACTGCCATTGTGCTGCGTTACCGATGTAGTTCTGTGCAAAGTAGCCAGTATTTTTGTATACGGCTGCTGCTGCTTCTGCAGTGTAAGCAATAATTCCATCGCTGTCTGCTGTTGTTGCTGTTCCATAAGTACCTGCTGTTATTAAACCATTTAATACAGCTGTATCAATAGTTGTTAAATATGCATTTTGTAGTTGTTGTGTTAGTTCTGCATAGAAGTTAGGGTCTGAACGTTCTAACAATTCGACAGATAGTGTGTTCATACCTGAGTACTTAGACACTGTACCTGTTAGGTATTCGGTTACCATACCTGTATTTTGTACTGCGCCTGCCTCTGCCTCAACAGTTACAACTGGTGCAACTCCTGATTGTCCACCGGCACTGGTAACCAAAGATGGTACAGAGATGGTCATACCTGATGCTGGTAATGTGCCTTGTGAGCATGCATCGATAGCTGGTGTGCCAAAGCGTGTATTTGTTACAAACTCTGTTAGGTATTGAGTTGGGTTAAATGCTGGGTTAGTTGAAAATGAATCATCTGCTGCTGAGATAAATAATTTTGAATCATCGTTACCTAGTGCAGCCTTGATCTTGTGCTCTGTGTACTTCGCCATTGAATCGATTGGTGAACGTACTGAGGTTTGAATAAGTGGTGCTGTAATTGTTGGGCGAGCAGCTTCTACTGTAGGAGTAGCAGCCTCTGCCTTTGCTTCTTGTGGCGCTGTTG